TGATCACCCTTCAAATTCTCCTTGCATTAAAGAGTATTACGGGTATATTTGGGATGGAAACGCAGCGAAGAAAGGCGAGGACAAGCCGAAAAAAGAAGGTGATCATACTAAAGACGATGAAAGGTATGCATTACAAACGGAATACGGGAATGATTCACTAGATTTGAATTTATTAACCATGATGTAGGATTTAGAAACACCAGGACTAAAACTTTTAAACGAGGTTCTGGAGATGATGTTTTTATTAATTTTACTTGTAATTTATCTATATTTTTTATTAAGAAGCTTTTAACAGGGAAAACCCACAATGAGTAAGAATAATTTAGAAAGAAATGACGACAGAATAAAGAGCACCTTTCAAAAGGTTACTGATGGATGGGGAAATCTTCTAACGGGTATGGGTATTAAAGGAAGAGACAGCGCCGCATCAAATATGATTGGAAGTTCGGACACACTAACAGAATCACAAAATAGAAATTTATACAGAACTGATTTCGGGGCTAAGATTGTAAATCGTCCCGTCGATGATATGGTTAGAAATTGGTTTGATATTACAAACGACACGGACGGAGACATTAATAAATTTTTATTAAATGACCTTTGCGCTCAAGAGTTTTTCAAAAAGGGCTTGAGTTGGGGTAATGTATTCGGCGGTTCTATTATTGTAATGCTTATAGATGACGGTGCACAAGGCGAGGATGCTATAGAACAACCTTTAAACGAGACGTCAATAAAAGAAATTAAGGGTTTAAGGGTTTATGATAGACACCAAATAAATTGCAATACGACAGACTTTTACACAGACGCAAATCATCCAAAATTTGGAACGCCTCAATTTTATCGCATAACGTCCTTAAGTTCAACCCAAACAACACTGTTTAGAGTACACGAAAGCAGAGTATTAAGATTTGATGGACCGCTTACAGATGAAAAAATAAGGATTACGAATAGAGGTTGGAATGATTCAATTTATCAAAAAGGCTCAAAGGCTTTGGGTGATTTAGAGGGTACTTATTCGGCGGCTAGTAGCATAATAAACGATTTTATTCAATCAGTATTGCAAATTGACAACCTTCAAATGATGATTTCGTCTGGACAGGAGGCCGTTGTTAAAAAGAGAATGAGTATCATGGATTTGAGTAGAAGCGTTCTAGGCATGTTTTTAATAGATTCTAAAGAAACTTATTCTAAAACCGCATCCTCAGTTGGTGGACTTAATGAACTTATGCAAGAATTCCAGCAAAGAGTCGCAGGGGTTTATAATATTCCAATGACTTTTATGGGCCGTTCTCCAGGTGGATTGAGTGCGACAGGGGCCTCAGATATTCAATTGTATTATGATGAAATAAGGAATCAACAACGAATACAAATGTTAAAACAGGTTCAACGATTAGTTAATTTAACAATGCTTTCTAAATTAGGCCCAACAAACGGCAAAATAATAGAGGATTGGAGTATTTCGTTTAATCCTTTAGAAGAGCCAACAGAAAAAGAAATTGCAGAGACTAGAAAGTTAAATTCTGAAACTGACATGAATTATATAAATAGCGGAGTCCTAGACCCAAATGAAGTTCGAAAGATTCACTTTGCGGGTTCTGAATACTCAAATGATATTTTAGTTGAGGGTGATTTAGATAAACCAGAACCCGAAATTATTGAAAAACCGGCTCCAGTAAAATCATAATATGGAAACATTAAAGATAAATCAAGATGATGACAAAGCCTCACTAGGGGCTAATACTGTCATGCTATTATCTGTTAACAAAGAGCAGGTAAAAAAGAAACCGCCTAAGAGGTTGCCTGTTTGGTTGTATCCATGGACAGCAGAACGAGAGTATACAAGAATTCTCGTTAAGCATATGGATAATATAGGAAACATGGCTTTAGAGGTTTATTTGCCACACTTAGAGACATTAACACAGCAAAGGGATTTATTGAATCCAGGCCTAGTTCAGAAAGCAGATGATTATTCAGACGATGCGAAAAAACTAGAGGAATCTTTAGAATTAAATCTAAAAAATGCGCCAAGAAGAATGATTAAAAAAACGGTAGCAATGAGCACGGCGGTCGAGGTTGACGTTTGGAACTCTAAGGAATGGCAAAAGCAACTAAGGGCCTCATTTGGTGTTAATGTGTTTAATAGAGAACCTTTTGTTAATTCCGCTTTAAATTCTTTTACGATTGAGAATGTGGCATTAATAACAAACATGGAAACCACGGCATTAAATCAATTCTCAAGCGTTGTTCAAAAAGGGCTGAGGACTGGAGAATCATCTAAGGCAATAGCAAAGAGTATTCAAAAAAGAATTGATGTTTCAAAATCTAGGGCAAAGTTTATCGCCAGGGATCAGGTTGCTAAATTAAACGGACAACTCACAGGATTAAGGCAAACTAATCTAGGGGTGACGACTTATGTCTGGAGAACTTCACAGGATGAGAGAGTTAGACCTACACACAGAGCGCACAACGGCAGAAAATACAAATGGGATAGTCCACCAAGTAACACGGGCGCACCTGGACAAGATTATCAATGTCGCTGTTATGCAGAGGCCAACTTTGACGATATATTCAAGGAGATAAATGCATAACACACCAATCAAAGCAGAGCTACTAGAAGTATTTAAAAACATTGAATTATCTATGAGCACAAAGTTTACAGGTAAAATCTCGTTTGCCATCAATATGAACCAGGGTGGTATAGGTCAAATATCTATGAAAAGTGAGCAGAATTTAAAGAAACCGTTGTGAAATAATATATATTATCATTTCAACCCTTAACTGTTGAAGGTTTAGGCAGGGTTATTGAAATACAACTAAGCTCAATCTGTGCAAAGATTGAGCTTTTTTTGTGTCCAAAATTAAATGTCCGTTCGTTTGTTCTATTAGGGTACTTTTGGGACACTATTCTTTTCCTGGGATATAATTAGGATATGATTAGGATATAGTCTTAAAAATTTGCTGCGTATTATCCGGGTATTTGAAGGGTATTTCGGGGGTATTATCCGAGAACATGGTTAGTTTTGGTTAAATTAACCAAGATTAACCATGTTTTAACTTGACAAATAAAAAATCTTTCCATTTGCTTTAATAACCCAAATAACTATATTTATATACGGTTACCGAATAGTCTCACCCTGAGACACTATTAGGCCCTTTATTTTAATAAGGGCTTATGCAAAATCAAAAAAAACATTGCTTTTCTAAAAAACACCAGGATAAATCTGTCTTAGTTTCTAAGCCTGTTATCAATAAGGCAAGGCTGAATTTCAATAATCTGTCTAATGGCGGCTTAAGGACTAAAATATAATGGCTAAAAATGCGTTACCACTAGCAAATAAACGGGTCGATTCTGGAAAGATAAACGCAAATCTAATTCCCAATGTCGAAAAGATGTATACGGGGATTACTAAACTCATTTCATTAATGAATATACACAAAGATTATATTGAAAGGGCAACAGAGATAAGCGGCCCTATATATAACAAGGCCGACGTTGATGAAATGAAAGAACAATACAATACTTTGATTTCTGATTATGCGACCCTTTCAGCTTCTTTCACCCCGTATGTGATTACCTAATTTGGGACTAATTGAACAGGGCTGGGATCGACAGATTCAACAAACCAGCTACCCTACAAATGTTGACGCCGCACAATTAGGATACATTCTAAGAGTTAAAGGTCAATGGATGAGAAACGGGGGCGCAGCTTATTTCCCTTTGCAAAATCAAGGCGGAGCATTTAGAGCGACAACAGACGCCGAGGGATTAAATCGAATACCTTGCTTTTCAGCCCTATCAAGTGCTACCGATTACGGCGGCTTTTTCTACGGTTATATTAGGGTTCCTTCGCTTAGTGATATTTCATTTACAAGCGTTTATATATGGTGCGGAAACCAAACTGCAACGGCCCCTGCTGCAAGTAGTGATTTTGGAAAAGATAATACATTTGCCGATCATTTATGTTTCTTACCTTTTAATGAAGGCACCAGCCCATTTATTGATTTATCAGCGAACGGGGTATCATGGGCGCCTAATGGCGGAGGAACTGAGCCGTTTGTAGGAACGGCAGACGAATTCTTTCAATACACTTATTACGATACAACCAGACGCTTACAGGCCGACGCTCAAATAGTTACCGATACTTTTCATATTGGCTTTTATATGCGTTCAACTCAGGTTGCAACGGGTACCGGTGATTGGCAAAACGGCCACGCTCTTATTGATGCAGATATGGCAGCGGCTAACAGTGCCGATTGGGGTGTTTCCCTTATGAATGGCGGCGCTATAGCTTTTGGAACTGGTGATACTGTTGGGGCAGATATAACAATAATAACCGATACCGTAGACCCTGTTAATGTGGGTGGATGGTTTAGAATAGATATAAATTGGAATTCTATTACCGGCGCTGTTGAAATATTTATCAATGGTGTATTAAGAGGTTCGGGAACTGGTAACACAGGAAACCGAAATTCAACTAACCCAATTATAGGGAATAATTACGATTTTACCCGTGTTTATGTTGGGGATATGTCAGAGTTAGAATTCACAGACGAGGAAATCGTTGTTTCCTATGCCAAGATAAAAACTGAATTTTGGAATGATGCCGCAAATAATCAAGCACTAGGAACCGTTCAATATGTGGCGCCGCTTGATTTTAATTCTAGTATTATAGATGGAACGGTCACGGGTCCAAGTGGTAATTTTTACACAGACCCAGGAGAAACCAGGATACCAGTTGCCGCCGTGGTAACGGTAAATAGAACCTCAAACCCCGGGGGTTTAGCGGGTGCGGCCCAGTGTATCTCTTATGTCACGGGTGATGAAATATTATTTAATAATAATGGACACAATGACGGAACAACGGCAGGTCAAAACGTTTCAGGCACAACCTCGGTCGTCTATTTAACCGATGGTAGTGCAACAATCCATACAGGGATGAGTTTTTTAACTTTCGTTCCAGGTGGTATACACATTTGGTGTTGGACTTTTACGGCTGCAATATCTGTAAATATTAAATTGATTTATGGTGTCCCTGTTTTTCTTGATGTCTTTTCGGCGGCTGGCGAAACCAACTATAACGCAATACCATTTAGGGCGAATTATATTGAAACATTAAACTTTAGAGATGTTTACAATGCTGGCGCTGGTATATGGTATATATCAAAAGGGTTTGCAACTCCAAATAATCAAGGGTCTATTTCTGTTTATAAAGTTGACGGAACGGATGTTTTAAATACAGTTATACGAAATGATGCAATCACACAGGGCTTTGATGAATTCGCCGTACCTAATGCGACCGTAGAGGTCACAGGATGGAATGAAAGCACAATTGATTTGACAATTGTCGGAACAATGTCAACTAATACAGTGATGCCAGCCTTGATTATGAGATTGCCAGATGGAAATGTACAGGTCGGTTTCTTTGATAATCAGACAAGCACCGGAGAACATACTATACCAATAGGGTTTAAGCCTTCTCACATGGATATTATGACTTCACCGGCGACGGCTTATAATACGACAAATTTATCTGATCCCAAAGCGGGAACTATTAGCTTTGGCTCTCATAACGTAGATGTTTCAGATACCTATAGCACAGCCTTAAAATCCGATGGTGCAAGCAATGTAGATTCTAGTTCCATTTCTGGTTCAGGTCTCACAACGGTAGACAGTACTGGCGCCGTCATTGCACAGGCAAATATTGTTGAGTTTTATAATGAAGGCGCAAAAATTAATTGGACCGTTTCAGATGCCACAGCCTCAAAGGGAATCTTTGCAGCATTTAAACAGGGTGGACCTGGTGACGAAAAAAGTAATCTAAACGGAAATTTAAATATTAGGCTCCTTGGAGGGTTCCAATAAATGGCAGACAATATAATTCCAGGTTCTACAAATATTTCAGTAGAGTTTAGAGTACCAACGATTGTAGATATAACGACTATGCGAATAGGTTCAATGAGATGGACTGAAGGCGACGGAACAAGCTTTGCAGAAATAGCGGCAGGTTCTAATCTAACCGCTTTGGGTACTATTACTACGGCTCACACTGACAACGCAGGTATTTATTTAAGCGTAAATACACTAGTCGGGAATCAATATTTAGTACGAGCAGATTTCCCAGATGCACATTTTGCAAGCGGAAAAGATAGAGTTATTTGTACTTTATACGATGGTGATTTAAATATTGCCGCTAAAGAATACACGCTAGAGGCGGCACCGGCTACCCTGGCTAATCAAATAAATATTGAATCTAAAATAGATGATGTCCCAACAGTTTCGGAATTCAACGCCCGAACATTGACAGCGGCCTCATATGGAACCGCAACAAACCAAACAAACATTGAAACTAAAGTTGATGATGTCCCGACTAATTCAGAGTTTAATGCTAGAACTTTGGTTGCATCTGGTTATGGCACAGCAACAAATCAAACTAATATTGAAAACACAGTAAACGACATACCAAACACAGCGGAAATTGCAGCCCGAACTTTAACGGCTGGAACTTATGCGACTTTAACCAAACAAAACGACCAATACACATTGACATCTAATCTATTGGGCGCACCTTATCTATTAGCCGATGGCTCTACTACTTCGGATATTACAGCTATGATTTCCGAGATGGCAGAACAAATTGCCGCAGGTGGAACATTCAGCAGAGGGGATCATTCCTTAGAAGCATTGGCAAGCAAACTAGATAACGTAGGTTTAATGAGTACTGCAATAAATAAAGCGGCGACCTCTCTAACGCTAACCACTGGCTCTGTAGGGTCAGGAATAATTGATAACACACAAACCATAGATGGCGTGTACCAAATATTAAATGATGCCGCAGGATCGCTAGAAGGTTATTACGAGTTTAATATAGGTGGTAACGGAATACCTGTAGGTGGTACTTGGATTGGGTATCTTCAAAGCAACAATGATGACGCTATCCTTCAAGGCTATCATTGGGGCGACACAGCCTTTAAACAAATTGCAGCAATATCGGGTCAAGCTGGTACAGGAAATAGCACGATACCATTTACACTATTCCCTGAGAATGTAGGAACAGGTGTAAATATTGGTAAGGTTAGAATTGGAATTTCGGGTACTGGGATGACTTCTGCAAATTTCGCAACAGATCAGATCTTTGTGTCCTTTGGTTTAAATAATCAATCTGGTGGATATGAAGGTGGAAAAGTTTGGGTGAAAGCTGGTGGTGTGAATGGTACCGAATTAAGTGTGAATGGGACGGTTGACAATCCTGTAGGTAGTTGGGCAGATGCTCAAACTATAGCAACGAATAAAAATCTAAGTAGGTTTGATATAGCCAATGGAACGACTATTGTATTAGATCAAGATTTGTTATTTACAACGGTTGAGGGCGATGCTTTTAATGTAGACCTAAATGGATGGAACATTGAAGGTTCTAAGTTTGAAGGGGCCGCCTCTATAACAGGAGAGGGTCTTGGTGGCGTTCTTCCTCCTACTTTTTTTGGGTGTGGAATGGGTACCGTAACGCTTCCACCTAGTGCAGGTTTTCAATGTGGATTCTTTGGCACTTTTACAATGGGTTCAGAGGGTCATTATACTTGGGGCGGTTCTGCAACTGTATTGCCTAGCGTAATCCCCGCTGTTTTTGATTTTGGTTTGGGTTTAAATGCCTCTACTTTTATTATTCATTCATGGGGCGGCGGTCATTTAGAAATTAAAAACGCTGGCGCTGGAACGGGAAGCTATTCTTTTGAGATGGCTGGATTTGGTCATTTAATTGTAAATGCTAATTGTTCGGCGACTACTTTGGTCACTATTTCAGGTGTGATTGATTTAACTGATAATGGAACGGGGATCACCTTTGACTTAGGCGCTCAATCAATACCAACTTCTATTGATAACGAATTAACCGCACAACATGACGCTGGTTCCTGGGCGCCTGGCGGCGGTGGTGGTAGTGCTACAGAAGCAAACCAATTAGCTATGATTGCAACTTTAGGTACTCCGGCTAATATTGACGGCGGTGGTGCTACTATTGCAGATAATATTAAAAAGCTTGCCGATGATGGCGGCGGTTTAAATTTTGATGCAACCACAGACTCACAAGAAGCAATTAGAAATAGGGGTGATTCTGATTGGGTTACTGGCGGCGGTGGTGGTGGTGACGCAACACTAGCCAATCAAAATATTATTTTGGCTAATCAGGCTACTATTGAAACAAAAATAGATGACAAGCCAAGCACGGCAGCAGTAGAAGCCCGAACGCTAACTAGTGGAACATATGCCACACTACAAAAACAAAATGACCAGTACACATTAACCGATGGCATTCCAAATACAGCCGAAATAAACGCAAGAACATTACTTACCGCATCATATGGGACGGCTGCCAATCAAACCACAATTTTATCAAATCAAAGCGATATTGAAACAAAAGTTGATGATGTTAAACTAGACACAGCCGCAATTTTGACGAATACGGGAACAACTATACCAGGATTAATTAGTGTATTAAATGATTTATCTGATGCCGAGGTTTGGGCTTTTGCGGTTCGAACTTTAACGGCTGGTACTAACCTAAATGATTTATCGGCTTCACAAGTAAATACCGAAGTCGCTGACGTTATCAAAACAGATACAACGGGCGAACCTGGACAGGGTAAACCGCCAGAGGTTACAAGCCTACAAGAAAAAATTGATTATCTCTATAAGTTTGCCATTAATAAAATGGATCAGGATGCCGACACTAAACAAGTTTATAACCGTGCTGGGACAGTAGTAGACCATAAATCAACGGTCGATTATACAAGCCCAACATTTACAGATGGGGAGATGAACGCCGGACCATGACTTTAATTGATGTAAGACAGAAATCATCTTCTATAGGGTTTGGAACTCGTAGAAGGTCGTTACCATATCCCGACGGTAATTTTATTGATGAATTCGATAAGAAAACTTTGTTGTGGGCTTTTGGTGGTTTAACGTCTGCAATCGGTCGGCCTACTTCAATTTGTACCCATAACGTAACAATGCAAACAATAGAAACACAGAATACACCTTTCCAGATTACAGAAACACATGATACACCAATCCAAACGATGATCACAATAAACGATATAACTATACCATGCTAGGAGAATTTTAACAAATGGCTTTATTTGCATCACAGGATTATACGCTAGTACTTGCGGGTACAGGCCAAGACTTATCAACGGCAAGTACTTTGAAAATAAGATACACAGACCCCGATAGAGTTGAAGGCGAATTGACTGCTTTGTATCAAGGTACGGGCAGCGGTGATGCCTATGTAGATATTCCAGCGAGTTTAAATACTGTCGTAGGTGGTTGGGAATTTCAAATTGAGGCTATTTTTTCAGGTAGGACATACCTATCAAGTAAGGCTTTAATAAAAATTAATAAACCATTAGGAGATCCTACCCCATGAGCAATAAAACGATAATTAGATATGATAGGGGCGAAGTCAGAAAATCTAAAAAAGATGAGGATGGGTTTTTAATAGTTGATGCTGTCGTTACTAGAACAGGTGTGTTTCAGTATATGAATGTAGATGGAACTATTAGAAACGAGCTTAGACACCCCGACGACGTTTTTAAAAGCGACTCATTAAAGAGTATGCAAATGTTACCTATTACTTTTTTACACCCACAGAGCCGAGTCGTTAATTCTGACAACAGCAAAGAATTATCGGTAGGGTTCACAGGTGAAACATTGGTCAATGATGGCAAGTTTATTACAGCTCGTTTGAAAATCACAGACCAGAAAGCAATTGATGCAATTGAAAAAGACAATATAAAAGAATTAAGCCTCGGTTATTCAGTCATGTTAGACTCACAAAGCGGAACTTTCGAGGGCGAAAGATACGACGCAGTGCAGACAGACATCACCTATAACCACCTAGCTATAGTCCCAAAAGGGCGGGCGGGTGCTAAGGCTTCAATAGTTTTGGACTCTGACGATGCTATCCAGCATATAGACGACCAAAAAAAACCAACAAACAACCTTTCAAAGGAGAAAAGAATGGTGAAACATAACTTGGATGGCATTGAATACGAATGTAGTCCTGAATTAAAAAATCATATCACTAAAAATGATTCTGTAGTGGAATTACTTAAAAGTGAAAAATCAGAATTGGAAAGCTCTAATTCTAAATTAGAAGCCAAACTCGACGAAGCTAATGAAAAATTAGTAGCAATTGAGAAGGTGGATCACAAGGCCGAAATTGCAAAAGCAGTTAAAGCACGAACCGAACTCGAAAGAGTAGCCAACGATAGACTTGACGAAGAATTCTTAAAAGAAATCGCCGTTAAATCTGACGAAGAAATCAAGAAAGCAATCATTCTAAAAGTTAGCCCAGAAGCTAAACTCGACGAAAAAGATTCCGCTTATATTGAAGCCCGTTTCGATGGCGCTTTAGAAACGAAAGTTGAAAAAAGCGATTCAGTTAGTGACCAACTTAGCGCTATGAACAAAGAAAATAAAAATGATTCTAGCAAAAAAGTTCTTACGGCTGACGAAGCAAGAGCAGAATACGTTAAGACTTTAACCAACGCCCACAAAGCGAAATAAAAAGGAGACACTAACATGTCACAATTATCATATAGTGAAAATCAAGGCAGAGCCTTTGTAGGAATGAAGGGCGACGCAAGCCTGGACAGAGTTGAAGTAGGATCGGTTGAAACCGTTGCAGGCTTAGGCTTTGGTTTATTCGTTAAACCTGGGACTAATGCAGAAAGTCAAATTAACGCAGTGTCAGCCGCTTCAATTATTAGAGGGGCCACTCTTCATAGACACGTAGAACCGAATTCATCTGGTGTAACTTTATACAATGAAACTGATTCCGCTGACGTTTTACGTCAAGGCAAAGTTTGGATGTTAGAAGCCGCAGCCGGTGGAACTCTTGCCGTTGATGACGCAGTTTATGCAATGGTAGATACTGCCGCACAAGTTGGTCAAGCAACAGACGCAGCTGGTACAAATAATGTTTTGGTTCCTAGTGCTGTTGTAAGAGCAGTATCCACAGACCCAGAAGGTTTAGTAATTGTTTTAGTTGAAATTAACCTGCCTTCATAGCATTGAGGCAATAACTTAAAAAGGAAAAAAATCATGGAAAAATATACAAATCTCGATGCCAATGAATCAGTATTCTTTGGTAGAGAATTAGAATCAATAAAGTCGCAATCATACGACATTAAATACCCGCAGTTTAAAGCGACTACCTATATTCCAGTTTCTACGGAAGCCGGTGAAGGTGCGGAAACTATAACATATAGACAATTTAACCAGGTTGGAATTGCGAAAATCATTTCCAATTATGCTGACGATCTTCCAAGATCTGACGTATTCGGAAAAGAATTTTCTAATGTTGTACGTTCAATTGGTGACTCTTACGGGTACAATATTCAAGAAATCAAAGCCTCTCAAATGGTTGGTAAATCTCTTGATGTTAGACGTGCGAATTCTGCCCGTAGAGCAAATGACCAAAAGCTTGATAATATAGCTTGGAATGGCGATGCGGAAAGCGGTTTAATTGGATTGTTAACTAGTCCAAATATTCCAAGTGCCGTTGTTCCGGCTGGAGAGACGTCTACATTTGTTCCTTGGATTGGAGCTAATTCAAAAACTCCTTTCGAAATCCTTCAGGATATGAATGATGCGGTTACACGTATTGTTGATAATTCTAACGGTGTTGAAATGCCTAATACAATGCTTATGCCTATTGCGCAACTAAGCAAGATTAGAACTACTAAATTGGATACTGGAACAGATACAACTATTCTCCAATTCTTCATGGCCAACCACCCAGAAATACAAACGGTTGACTTTGTAACTCAGTTGAAAGATGTGTCCCCAGCCCCTTCAGGCGGTGCTGCACCTACTAATATTTTACTTACTTATGATAGAAGTCCAGACGTAGTAACATTAGAAATCCCATCCCCTTATCAACAGCTTGCACCACAGGCCAAAGGGTTGGAATTTGTAGTTAATGCCACTTCTAGAACTGGTGGAGTAATCGTTTATTACCCTCTTGCTTTAGATATAGCTGAAGGTATTTAGTTTCTGCTCTGGTGTGTGGAAAACCTCACTGATATACTGAGGCAAACGTATATCAATTTTTTTAATCACCAGAAAAGGAAAATAAATTATGTCAAAAGAATTACCAAAACAATTAATATTAGAGAGAGCCGGAGAAAGGTTGTTTCATTTTACAAAATCAGATTGTGCACCTGTAAAAGTATTTCCAGGCGTGAACGTTTATAGTAAACCGGAAGATATTGAGCAGATAATGGGACACCATATCTACCAAAGTTTGATTGACTCAGGCGCTCACAAGATATTAAACCAGGTTAAAGGCGCAAAAGACGTTAAAACTAAAGTGTTCACAGCAATGAGCATCCCACAATGTAAAGCGATTATATCCAACATGCTTTCAATTGCGGCTCTTGAAGATTTAAGAGGGCAAGAAATGGCGAAAGATGACCGCAAAAGTGTTCAAAGCGCTATCGAAGACCAAATTAAAATGTTAAAGAACCCTTCAAACAAGGATTTAACTAAATAATGATTACCACAACAGTACGAGATATAGTAGCAACTCTTTGCCCAGGTAAAGAGGAAGATCCTAGACTTGAAATATTTCTAGAACTAGCGACCGCATTTGTAGCCGAAAGCGCATTTTTGACTAAATACAATTACGCTCTGGCGTTGGTTGTTTGTCATCAGTTCCAGCTTGAAACTCAAGGCGGAGGTAGTTCTACTATTTCGGGGAATGGTGCTGTTGGTGGTATATCTTCAATCAAAGAGGGGCAGCTTGAAAAGAAATTCGGAGGCCCTTCAACTAATATGAGTGAAAGTAAGTTGTATTGGGGGCAAACCTCTCATGGCATGTCTTACTTGGCTTTGTGCAATGCCTGTATAATGGGCCCAATGAGTGGGATGATTTAATGTCAGGGGTTAGAGATATAGACAAGGGATGGAAGCAAATCATGCGTGATTTTAATGTTTTGGATGATGCCAATACTAAAGTCGGTGTGCAACAGGGAGTCATTCGCCGAGGTTCTGGAAAAGAAGGCTCAAGCGACATGGTTAAAATTGCAGCTATCCAAGAATTCGGAGCACCTAAAAAAAACATTCCGTCAAGGCCCGCAATACGACAGGCTTTTGATATGAATGTTGGAAATATCCAAAGGTTCTCTAGAGCAATTGTAGGGGCTATACTCGACCAAAAACTAACCCCTAAAACGGGACTCGGTTTAATAGGTGAAAATCATGTAAATCAAGTGAAAAAAAGAATCACAGATTTAAGAAGCCCACCTAATAAACTGAGTACCACTAGACAAAAAGGGAGCACAAACCCCCTAATCGACACCGGACAACTAAGATCCTCAATTACACATGTGGAGTTTGGAGCATGAGTTTATTTAATACACACTCTTTAGAGGTCACCCGATATGATTCAGTATCTATTGTTAAGGGTCGGCATGTGCCTGGGTCTGATTCTACTACTTCAATTAATATTACAGCTAGTGTTCAGCCACTCACTGGAAACGAGATATCAACATTACCAGAAAATAGGCGAAGTACTTCTTCATATAAAATTTTCACCGAGACAGAATTAAAAATTACGAATAGTGCGACAGGATTAAAACCCGACAGAGTAACGCTATTCGGTAATTTATGCGAAATTATACGGGTTCAGGCCTGGCAAAACGGACTAATCCCGCATTATGAATGCATCGCGAGCGAGATAAATGATAAACCTTAATTCATTAAAAGACTCATTCTATACCTGGGTAACGGACGTTACTAGTAGAGAATGCGTATTTCAGTTTGAAAATGTGCCTATACCTCAAGGGGTTTACTTCTCTTTGCGTATAGATAATTTAGACCAGATTGGGGACGCCGCATATATGGAACCCGAAAACCCAGCGTTTCCAGGTGATAATAGCCTTGTTACAAATTGGGAAGGAATGCTTCATGTGTTGGGGTTTGGAACTAACATAATGCAAGACACCCTAATATTAAAAAATTCATTAAATAAAGATGAAATTCACCAGCAATTAAAAAATGAGGGTGTGATAACTTGGAATGGAGAAAATCCGGTCCTTGATATATCTGGAATAGACAACAGCGAGAATGAACAGCGTACCTCATGGGATAGTAAATTTAGGTTTACTTCTATAAACACAGGTGAGAACGTTGGCCAAATCGTCGTTGTTAATTCAGATGGAACATATAAACAACCTGGGAAACCAGATATAAACACAAGTATCAATGTTGATGCGTCATAAAAAGGAAACACTATGTCTATAGATAATATTGTCAACGTTTCGATCTCAAGGGATACCTCCAGTGTTTCCCGTGCTGGATTTGGAACACCCCTAATTTTAGGAACAAACAAAGGTTTTACGGCCTTATCAAGTGTGTATGGAAGTTATAACGATGTGTTATTAGATTTTAACGCCAGCGACCCAGAAGCATTAGCAGCAAGCGCCGTATTCTCTCAAACGATTACAGTTAAACAATTAATGATAGGTAGAAGAGCCACTAGTGATTTGACGGTTATAACTATAGATACAGTATTACCAAATACAACTTATACCTGTACGGTTAACGGGGTTGTTTTTTCATTTGTTTCTGATATATCCCCATTAGATACAGAAATCGCTTTAGGGCTTGCCTCAGCTATTCAAGCGGGTTCGGAACCTGTAACGGCTTCGGATAATGTAGACGGATCTTTTGACCTGACGGCTGATGTTGCTAGTGTTGTTTATTCTGTTACTGTTGATTCTAAATCATCAATGGCCTTTGTTGAAACCGATACCGTGGCGAATGATATTTCAAATATTTCACTTGAAAATGATAGCTGGTACGGATTGGTATTAACTTCTAGAGTTGAAGCCGACCAATTAGCAGCAGCAGCCTATATCGAAACACAAAGTAAAATATTCTTTGCTGGTTCTGCTGACGCAGATATTGCCGACACTACCAATGCAGCAGATTCAACAACAATCGCAGCGGTTTTTAAATCGTTAGGTTATGCACGCTCAGCGGTATTCTATCACCCAGCAGCAGCGACCGAATATATTGAGGCCGCAATGTTTGGCGTCATCTTACCACTCGATCCAGGTGCTTACACAGCAGCTTTAAAAGACTTATCGGGTATAGCTAAAGATTCAATTACACCTACTCAACGCACTAATATTTTAGCTAAAAATGCTAATATGTATTCAGAAGTTGGCGGCGTTGGAATTGTTGAATTTGGGACTGTTGGCGAAGGCGAATACATAGACGTTATTATTTTAGTTGATTGGATTGATGCTAGAATGACAGAAGGCGTTTTTAGCTTACTTGCTAGACTTCCAAAAGTACCTTATACAGATGCGGGCATTGCAGCGGTTGAGGGTGAAATGAAAAAGGTATTACAGTTAGGTCAATCATTCGGCGGCATAGCCTTAGACCCTTCATTTGTAATCAATGTACCATTGGCGTCTGAAATTTCACAAGCAGACAAAGCAGCAAGAACCTTAAACGGAGTTTCTTTTTCTGCTACACTAACAGGGGCTATCCACGCAGTTAACATTACTGGAACAGTAACACTTTAATCATTAGGAGAATTAAAAAATGGCAACACATAGTTTTGACCCAAAAGACGTAATTATCATTGTTGGAGGCTTCCCGATGGGTGGGTTTGCTGACGGTGAATTTATGAGTTTCGAAAGAAACAATGACGCTTTTACTCAATCGGTTGGCGCCGATGGTGATACAACTAGAGTAAAATCAAATGACCGTTCTGGCTCTTTGACAATTACTCTAGACCAAACATCATTAAGCAATGACGTATTAAGCGGAATAGCTCAATTGGATGAAAAAGCGAACGCCGGTCTTGTTCCTATTCTTGTAAAAGAAAAGAACGGTACTTCAACACTTTTCGCAGGTAATGGCTGGGTGCAAAAAATGCCCGTTATGTCTTTTGGAAAAGAAACAACAACTAGAGTATGGATTATTGCCATGGCGGAAACTGAAATTTTCGTAGGCGGAAATCTTATAAACTAAACTTAACCACACACCAGGCAGGAGAAAAAAATGATACAACACAAAACAAAAGAAATAGATGGCCTACACGTAGAGGTCACACAATGGAGCGCTCGATTAGCGTTTAAGAATAAATTTTATTTTGCGAGGGTTTTAAAACCTGTGCTGGGTAAGATTGGCGAGGCCTTGGCATCATTACCTAAAGATATGGATGTAAAAACTATGTCTATAATGGATATTGATGTTTCAATAATGGCTGACGTTATAGGCACGCTAGGCGAAACCATGCATGATAACGAATTTGATGCTTTTATTTCAAAAATATTTACTCAGACATGGTTTGATCATACGGAATATAAAGAGGGAAATTTTGATAACATCTTTAACGATAATATGATGGCATTTTATAAGACCATATTTTTCGTTATGGAGGTGAATTATAAAGGCCTTTTTTTGGCGAAAAACGGTACTGGAAAGCCCTCGAAAGAAGGCCCGACATTATCGGAAAAAAGACAGAAAAAAGGCTCTCAAAAGAGTTAGTCGAGGAGTATTGGGTTTGGAGGTTAACAGTTATAAAAAAGGTTTGCACCTTGGAAGAATTGGAAACTCATTGGAGCCTAGACGATGCTGAAAGGGCGATTGCAATCCTTGACATGGATGATTTTGTCAAGGAAGAACAACAAAAAGAAATGGAAAGAAATAATAAAGGGTGAATATGTCAACAATAGGCTCGGTAATTTTGGCAGGTGTTTTGATTGCGGTGTTCACCGCTTTATTGACTTACTTTGTCACGTCCCTAAGTAACAAGGGGAACACAAGAAAGGTGATTAAGGAAGAATTTAAAACTCATGTCGGAATGTACCACAAAACGGATTTAGCCCTTATGATAGAATCAACAAAATTAAAATTAGAGAAAGATTTTAAGGAAGGCGTAAAGGAAAATAAGATTTCAATAATCGACGCTCATAAAAGGATCGATGAAACGAAAAAGGATATAAACGAGATTGCTGTTACTTTAGCATCTATTCAAACGGGCCAAACCTATATCATCAAAGCCTTAGATGCAATACAAAAAGGGATGGGTCATGATAGTTAGAGAACTAACAACCAAACTCGGCTTTGTTACAGACATGGCTAAAATTCGCCAGTTTGATAAAAAGATTGGTGACATTAGGCAGAATGTGCGGGGCCTATCTGGGAACCTTGGCGAGGTGTCTGCAAAGGTCCGAAACGTTGGCGCCGGAATGTCTCTATTCCTAACTGCCCCGATTGCTTTATTGGGTAAATCTTTTATTACTGCCGCCAGTGATGCGGAGGAAAGTAGGCAAAAGTTTGGTGTCATATTTAGGGATATAACAGATCAATCAGAAAGGACCGCCGATAGTTTAGCAAAAGATTTTGGGTTGGCTGGGACTTCAGCAAGGGAGTTGCTGGGAGACACGGGCGATTTATTAACAGGCTTTGGATTTTCTCAAGAATCCGCACTAGATTTGTCTAAGCAGGTTAACGAGTTGGCTGTTGATTTAGCATCGTTCACAAATTTTTCCGGTGGTACCGAGGGGGCAAGCAAAGCCCTTACTAAAGCCTTACTGGGTGAGAGGGAAAGCGTTAAGGGTTTAGGAAAATCTATACAAGAAAAAGACGTAAAGGCGCAAGTATCTTTGAATATATCCAAAGGCTTAACACACGAAACCGAAAGGCAAGCTAAGGCCGTAGCGACTCTGCAGATATTACAAAGGCAATCGCAAAATGCCTTGGGTGATTATGCTAGAACATCAGGCGGTGCTGCTAATCAATTTCGTTTGATGGGTGAACGGATAAAAGATTTAAAAGAAAAATTCGGAAAATTATTATTGCCGATTGCCGTAAAAATTACGGGTGTTTTAATAAAAATGGTTGAGTTTTTAGGCGACCTACCGAAGCCAATCAAAATAATGATTCTGGCGTTTCTAGGGCTTGCCGCTGTGGTCGGTCCGATAATATTAATCATAGGATTACTAGGCCAAGCTATAGCGGGAATTATAGCACTAGGCCCACAAGCTATAGCGGGAATTATAGCACTAGGCCCAATACTAGGGGCAATTGGTATCGCTGGACTAGGGGCCTTTCTTTTGTTAGCTGCAAAAATTATTGCAATAGTCGCTGCAATTGGATTTGCTATCCACTTATTAGTCGATGATTTCAAAGTCTGGAAAAGCGGGGGTGATTCTGTAATAGGCGCCCTTCTTGGAAACTTTGAAAACTTCAGAGATAAAGTGATGACGATATTTAATTTTGTGAAAGATTTTATCATGTCGTTTTGGGTTGCTGTTACTGAGGGCGGTTCCGAAAATTGGGATCGTTTTATTAACCTTCTTGTTAAAGGGTTTATTGGATTTGTTAAATTAATTGGAACTTTAGCAATTGAAATACCAAAGATATTTTTAAAGATTGGGTTCACTGTTTTAAAAATAATGGGGAATCTACTCGGAAAATTAGGCGAAATGTTAGGCGGTTTTGCTGGTGCAGTAGTGAAAAAGGTCGCTGGATTTTTAGGAATTAGCGGGGGTGGAACAGCTAACGAAACGGCGAAGCCAGGCGGAGAATTTTCGACCCCTAGTTTAGGTGGTTTTGTTCCCCCCGCCCCTAGTGGTGGTTCAAATAGTGTTGATGTGAAAGCAAATGTGACCCTACAGGTACCACAAGGAACGACGGCAGAGCAGCAAGCATCATTACAAGAAAGTGCGGCGGCGTTATTTGATACAAAATTAAATGATATAGTCGGAAACGCTATTTTATCTAATAGGAGGAACGAGCAATAATGGCAACTCAAACACTCACTTTATTATTTAACCGAAAAGCCGCGAAGGTTGGGGAACTACAATTTGATGCGACCCTTAGAGAAACACATAAATATATAGCAGAGATAACAGATTTTCCGGTCGAGGAGGGTTTTGATATTAATGATAATATTCGAAAATTACCCGAACGATATGAAATGGAAGGGATAGTTACTAACTCCCCTATAAGTGGACTCACTGGTTTTGTAGTTGATGTCGTTAAGGGGACCACCAATGTCAGTGAAGTGTTTTCTAATTTAAGAGTCGATAAGCAAACCAGGGTAGAGGTTGCCCAAAATCGTTTATTGGCTTTAGCTGGCCGAAAAATAAAAGGTCAAGATAATGATGTCCCTAAAATATTCTCGATTATTACAGGTCTTAGGGTTTATAATGATATGGCTATTGAAACCTTGGAATTTCCAAGAGATGGAAAAACAGGCGAGGCCTTAAGGGCAAACATTACTTTTAAAAAAATAGTCAAAACAAAAACAGAAACAATTGCTATCCCAGCCCCGCAAGAAGATGTCAAAGATGACACCCAATCTAATGTAAAAAAGGGCAAGGTCGAAAAAGTAAAAGCCACCCCAGTCCAAACGGAGAAAGTTTCTATTTTGAAGGGTTCACTTAATACTTTAAAGGGGGGTTGATATGGCCTTTAATTTACCAATAGACACAACGGTTTCTAATTTTTCTCAACAAATGGATCTTGATGGTGTTCCATATAATTTAACGTTCTTATATAATACTTCTAGCCTTCAATGGACCCTTTCTATATCTGATATTGATGACGTTCACATAGTAGACGGGCTTAAGTTGGTGTTAAATTCAAATCTATTTTCTCAGTATCCATCTATCGGTTTGCCTCCAGGGGAATTATACTGTATTGATTCAACGGGAAAAGAGTTAGAAATTAACAGAGATAATTTAGGCTCAGTCGTTGAGTTGATTTATGTAACAGAGGCCGAAATTGACACAATTTAGACGATCGGCATCATTGACGATAGGCAAGCCGAATGCCCTTAGTGCCATTGTAATAAAAGATTTAAAGATAATTTTTGAGATTGCCAAGACAGAAGGCAAGGATCCGAACACGGCAAAGGTTGAGGTTTTCAATTTGTCAGCGGCTACTAGAAAGAAAATAGAAACCGAGCAATTAGGAGATAATTTAATTGTCTATGCTGGGTATTTAGACGGAGAGGGCGAAGAGCTTATATTTTCCGGTGATATCACCTCGGTAACACATCAAATTATTAGGCCTAATGTAATAACGACAATAATAGCAAATGATGGGGCGAATGCTTTGTCTAGTTCAAAAATATCCTTGGCAAAAAATAAAGGCATTACGGGGGTTTCTGTTTTGGAAGAAATATTAAAAACAATCCCTTTGCCTAATAACCTGAAAACAATTTTTCTACCTGTAAGTAAATCCTATACAAACGGGTTTGCTTTTACCGGAATGTCAAAAGAAGCCTTAACCAAGGTTACAGAATTTTTAGATTTAGAGTGGACTATACAAAATAATGAAATAAGGTTGACCCCATTTGATGGTAACGATTCTACACAGGCGGTTTTGCTTAATTCAAATAGTGGTCTTTTAGATTCTCCGAGTAGAATTTTAGATGATACCAAGAAGGCGAAAGGAGTCGCTAAGAAGACAAAACCAGGCTGGAAACTGAAGGCTTTATTATCTCCTAAAATAAACCCTAAAGGTCAAATCGGGGTTTCAAGTAGAGACATCCCAAAGAATTCTATATTTAATGTACACAGTGTTGTCCACAGAGGCGATACACATGGCCCCGAATGGATTTCTGATATTGAGGTACACGACCAATGAACGCTAAAAATTTATTATCTGAAGCTATAGAAACGACCTTTCAATCAATGACGGAAAATTTTCACACTTGCTTGCCTGGACAGATAAGCACGTTTGATTACAAGACTAATACGGCCACGGTTCAACCTTTAATTAAAAAAGTGTATATCGATGGGGACGTATTAACGTTAGATATTTTATCAAACGTCCCTGTGATTTTTCCGAGGACCTCAAGGTCTGGTTTGACTTTCCCACTCCAAGAAGGCGACGGGGTTTTGCTTTGTTTTTCCGAAAGGTCATTAGAGCTTTGGAAAGGAACTAATAAAATTTCCGAACCAGGAGATAAAAGAAGGTTCGATTTATCAGATGCCGTTTGTATACCTGGATTATTTGGAGTAAAACAAAAAAGCACGGCTTCAAACAATGATGATTTAGAAATTACTCATAACGGGTTTAAAATAACTATCACAAAAGCCGGAAAAATCTCTATCAAGGGTAAGAATAATTTAGATTTAGTATCAATAATTGATGAGTGGATGACTCAATTACAGGGATCTTTGGTGATTACTGGAATTGGGTTACAACCTTTTGACCCGACCTCTTTGGCTGCAATGGCAAGCATTCAAGCAAAGTTAAAGGAGATATTAGTTTAATGGCAATGACAGGCGCAGGAATGGCGAATAAAATAGTTGATGACCTTGTAAGCGCTGGGAAATATGAAGGCCTAAGTGCAGCGGATATTACAAAATTAAAAGATAATATGACTATAACATATACTTCAATAGTTGACTATATTATAAGTAATATGGAAATAAGTGGTTTAACAATAAGTGCAACGGGAGTGATCAACACACCTACCCCACCAGTCCCAGCCCCCACCGATGGAGGCACCGCCATTCTAGCAACTATGATTGCGAATACTGCTACTAAGAGTTTAAGCCAAAACAATAACGGAACGGGGTTGATATCATGAGCGTTGATTTAGGTATAGACTTATTAACGGGTGACTTGGCGATTGAAAACAATGATTTGATTTTAGTTAGCGGCTCGGAACAAATGGCACAAAATTTAAAAATTAGACTTAGGTTTTTTCAAGGCGAATGGTTTTTAGATGTGACCCAGGGTTTACCATTCTATGAAAGTATTTTAGTGAAGAATCCTAATTTGCCAGATATAGACAATATTATCAAAGCAGAAATAATCGATACTGAAGATATAACGCAATTACTAGAATATAGTTCGGACTATGATCCGGCTCTAAGAACATACACAATTAGTTTTAAAGTTAGAAGTATTTTCGGTCAATCCGATTTAATTTCTACATCATTCGGGGTTTAAATGGCAGGCTTAACAAGTGCGGGTTTTGAAAGAAAAACTCTTGACCAAATTTTAGAAGATTTAAACGACGCTGTTACCGCCGCCTTTGGTGTTTCTAATACCGGCCCAGATAGCGTTTTTGGACAGTTTAACGGGATAATCTCAGAGATAGCGAGCGACCTCTGGGAACAAAACGAGCTCACTTATCAATCGTCTTACCCATCAAGCGCAATAGGTGTCGCTTTAGATAACGTTGCGGAGCTTAATAATCTTACTCGTTTACCTGCTACCCCTTCTGTTGGGCAAATAATTTTGCAAGGCACAGAAGGTACAGTTATTCCCATAGGAACCCAGGTTAGCCAAATAAATACTAATGAAGTTTTTGAAACAACCCTAGCGGTAACTATCACAGATAATGCAGCTTCAAGGGTTGTTTTATCGGTTAATGATGCTGCAACAACACCCCATATTTTTACCTTAACTAAAAATGCAGTCATTCTAAATTTAACCAGTTCTTTAACTACTGAGTTAGGTATTTTGAACGACTTCGCAAATCAATTAAATACTGATACATATGATGCGGCTGTTGATGAAAATAACCTTACTTTATCAATCGAGTCTACCGACAAAATAGACGCTTTTGAAATAAGCGCTATTTCTGCAACTTTAGATTTAGATGAGATTTGGTCTTCTGTTGTCGCTCAATCATTGAACAATGGCCCAATAGAAACGCCGATTAATTCAATTATAAATTTGATTACTTCATTGGCAGGATTGACAGGGGTTGATAATATAATATTGGGTGTGCCTGGATTGGATGCCGAAACGGATGACGAATTTAGAGTTAGGCGGTCAAATTCTTTGGCCGTTGTAGGTGCTGGTACGGTTCCATCAATTGAGGCTAGAATAGTAAATGATATTGAAAACGTAACGGCCTGCACTGTGATTGACAATAGAACCGATTCGATAGATATTGAAGGACGTTCGCCCCATTCTTATGAGGTTATTGCAACCTACCCCCTGGGAGATACTGAAACAGAGCTTTTAATTGCGCAAAAAATACTCGAAGTTGGTGGGGCAGGGATTGAAACACAGGGCGACATAATAAATACGGTAACAGATTCTAAAAACAATGAGCATGTAATTAGATTTTCAAGGCCGGAGGATAAATATATCTGGGTTGAGATTGACATCACTTTATTTGATGAGGAAATTTTTCCTAGTACTGGTATTGTGCAAATACAAGAAAGTATTACAGCTTTCGGGAATTCTTTAGGTGCTGGACAAGATTGTATTATGCAAAGGTTTTTTGATTCTGTTTATAAGGTTCCAGGCGTTGGGAATATTAATTTGTTTAAATTTGGTGTAACTGAAAATCCTAGTGATACTGTGGCAACGACCTTCTCGGCGCAAACAATTAGTAACGAACCAACCCCAGGTGACTACACCTCTACCCCTGGAAATATGGAAATAGACGGGGTGGTTACTGGAATGATTGTTTCAATTAACCCAGGAAATACAGTACCCGATTCAGTTTCAGCGGTCAATGATTTAAGGTTTAGGGCAAGAGGTTCTTCTTATTCAATGGGCGATTCTGTAATATTTGGAGGTTTGGCGGAGTCTAACATTTCTATTAATGGAAATGCAATTGCTAGGTTTTTAGAATCACGAATAACCGTAACGGGGGTTTAAAATGGCCTTATATATTGGCGGAACTTATGCGCTAGCGATGGCAAAATCTAACTCGGTAGCTATAACTGATTTTTTGTTTATGGTTGATTTGTCATTGCTTGATAACGACTGGTGGTCGAGTGCGACCCACTCAGATGCATCAAAGATGAGGGCTTATAATCACGATTCTGGCGAAGAGTTGGCAATCGATTGTACTGGATTTGATATAACCTTAAAAACTGGTGTTCTTAAAATACTATGGTCTGGTACGTTAGATGAAACCCTAGAAAATAAAGTAAGAGTATATCCTCCCAAGAAAAGCAATGATTCAGTAGGGCCAGATGACCCTTTTGGAAGATATGAATGCTTAAAGAATTTTATTATTGCATCTCCAAGCGGTGGCGCTGAAAATAGATCTGGTTCTGGTGCTGTCTTTTCGGAGCATGGTGGCGTTGTTAGTGGTGGTATAGATGGGCTGGTTGGAAAAGCAACTCGATATAATGGAACAAGTACTTATTGTGATGCTACATTTTCGACCCAAACCAATGATCGTGTAACAATGATAACTTCGGTTAAAATAACAGATTTTATTTACTCAAGAATAATGGGGATTGGAAACACGGATGGAGGAATTTCTTCTGCATTACTCATAGAAATGGATTCAAATGATAGGCTTGGTACGACCCTATATGATGGTGGGTCAAATAGTAGTGCCTCTTTTGGACACACTTCTGGAAGGTGGTATAGATTAGCTGCAAGAGTGATTCACCCATCTAATCCTGCTGATTATCATGAAATTATTATTGATGGTGCTTCCGGAGCCCAAACAGCCGTTTTTGATCCAGAATTAAATTATAACTTTTGCAGATTGGGCTCGAACCCACGTTTTGTCTCACAGTATAGCAAAATCCATATGCAACATGTTTTGATTGCGAATTTTGAAATCTCAATGGATTGGTTGGCTTTTGACACCGAACAAGCATTAAATAATGCGTCCTTTTGGGGAGAGTGGGAAACTAGAAATGTCGGCGAAGACTTTTGCGAAAAGGCTATTACCAGATTAATTGAACAGTTCGAGCAAAAAACAAATATACAAAAATACCTATGTGCCCTAATTACCCCTTTTGATGAATTAAGAGATGTATTTTTTGATCTAAGCCTAGAAAGAAACATAGAAACCGCAATGGGCGCACAGCTTGACGGGTTGGGGGATATCGTAGGATTCGCCAGGGGTGGCTTGAATGACGATGACTATAGGGTCCAGATAAGAACCAAAATCGTTATAAATGGGTCTAGCGGTGAAGTCGAGAGCGTTCTTTCAGCAATGGAAGCGTTTTCAGGTGGAACCTTTGTTAGATATTTGAGTTTGTTCCCTGCTGGATTTATACTTGTTTCAGATGGAGCAATCCCATCAAATATTATTCAGTTATTGGAGCAAGTCGCACAGGCTGGCGTTAGAATCGAAGTACACGCAACCTATGGGGAACGTTCCTTTTCTTTTGCACCGGACCCTGGACAGCCTGCAAGTGATGGAACTAGGGGGTTTTCAGAACCAAATTATGGACCTTATGCGGGCTTAGGTGGCGCACTAACAGAAAAATTTTCATAGGAGAAAAGTAAAATGACAATGTTAAATAAACCAGGAACTAGCCTAGAATGGTGTAACACTAACCCTACAGACGGAACAACTGGGCAACCTGCTATTATAGACCCCTCAGCGGGCAAAAAGGACACCGGATATTTAGCCCTTGAGGAACCCTCTAGGCAAGACATGAATTGGTTTCAAAATCTATCTGGATTATGGAATGGGTATTTAGAAACCCTTACAGATGGGGCCGCAATTGTAAACGCAGCTCACTATGATTTGGATGTCGGAAATACTGGGGTCCAAAATATCACAGCCTTAAGTCTTGCTTTGGTGGCTGGGAAAAAGGTTTTTATTCCCGCTGGGACCTATGACGTTTCTGGAAACCCAACACTACCCGATGGTGCCCATATTTTTTCAATACCTGGCAGTGTAATATTCAAGGGCCTCGCTGCCTCGGGTTGGGATGTTAAAAACAAAACAGTGACATTTGAGGGAATCAGGTTTGAAGATGATGTATTTGATATACAAATTCTATGTGGTCATTCTAATGACAATGGGTTTACACTTTTTGAAAAGTGTACTTTTGACGGGGCGAATATTTTAAATATGGTTCCTGGGGTGGTAGCCGATTCTAGTGGTTTGGTTCAAATAGAAAACTGTATATTTATTGGGGGCAATGCGGTGAATAATCCTACAGGTGGGACAACTTGTCCTAGAATTATAGCCACAGGCAATGATTTTGGAACATCTAATCTCAATCTTAGATCTAGCTCTGGAGCGGTAAGAATATTTAGGGGGAATCGATTTAATGGCGGCAATATTGAGCTAGAGGGTGGAAATGTAATAATTGAAAATAGTTTTTTTGATAATACTCCGACAGACCTTTTTTTATATGGGACTTTCAGCGGAATATTTGCGAATAATTACGGGCCCAATATCCCTTTGGGTGTCTCGATTAATCCTTCTCGATTTACTTATGAAAACAATAGAGATCAGAATGGGGTTTTAGACAATGCGACCGACGCAATTGATGGCGCTTTGTATTATGGTGAAAGCGGAGCCGATACTTTCAGCACTTCAACAACGACAACAATTAATTTTGATGTCAATAGAACCGTTTCGGTGTCTAGAACTGCAAGCTATACGAAAGATGTAGTCGAGAATGGGGCCGGACAGTTTACTTATTTAGGAATTGGAAAAGGTAGAACTCGAATTAGTTGTTTTTTGATGTTTAGTAATGATCTATTGCTGGCAGATATGAATATTTATTTATTAAAGAATGCCGCAGTTACGCAGCAACTAACTAGGAGCCCACACGTTGGGGGTGCGTACACTGTTTTTCAAATAGAGACCACCCTTTCGCTAGACATAGGAGATACTTTTGAAATTAGTATTGCAATGGCTTCGGCTTCCACGGCGTCGCTAACCTCTGGTTTAAATGGTGTTTTATCTAGAATAGAAGTAGAAGGGTTCTGAAAAAAGCTCACTATTCTCTTGCTTTTTCTATATAGTTTTGTTAAATTAAACTATATAGAAATCAACAAAGGAATAAAATGAAAAAACAGGAAAAGAAAAAAACCGGATTAGAATTGTTAAGGGAGCCTTTCCCTTCTAATCAAGTGGGTAAACTACCAAAACCAACAAAATCGCAGACAGATGAAGTTAAGAAAAATTATAAAGCTGGCGTTAGGTGTGAAATATGCGGGGGCTGGCATCACCCTAAAGTAGTTCATTTGGATTACGTTGGGCATGCAGCATTAACAGACAGATTATTAGATGCGGATAAAAATTGGAACTGGGAGCCATTGGCATTTAAGGAGGGTTTACCTGCTTTTGATGCTACCGGTGGATTATGGATTAAACTGACGGTTTGTGGTGTTACTAGGCTTGGATATGGAAATGCGGCGAATAGTTCGTTTAAAGAAATCGGTAGTCGAGAAAAAGAAGTGATAGGGGATGCCTTAAGAAATGCTTCTATGAGATTTGGGGCGGCTCTTGACTTATGGCACAAGGGAGATCTGCACGTAGAGACAGAAGAGGATAAAGAAAAAGCAAAAGCCGAAGCGCTTGAGGAAGATGTAGACAGGGCAATTATTAATTTTGAGAAAACCAGCGACAAATATAGAACCATTGAGGCTTGGGATTCAGCTATGGGAACATTAAGAACAAACACAAATAGAGTCTGCAAGCACCCTAGATTTATAGAATTTACCGAGGGTTTATATAAAAAAATGCAAGAATTAGACCTTAATGAGGGCTTAGGCAATGTCGCCGAATAAACATTTTGGTATAGTTTCGGAGGGTTGTCTAATATATCATGACCCGATGAAACTAAAAACCAAAATTGACAAATTAGAGGGGTGTAGGTTTGAGCTTACCCTTTCTAAAGAAAAAAAAATTCGGTCTAATAAACAAAATAAATACTATTGGTATATTCTTTTGAAACACGTTAAAGAAGCCCTTACAGAGTCCCAGGGTGTAGTTTTCACCCTAGACGACGCCCATGATTTTATGAAACACAAATTCATCGGATTTAAAAAAATAAAAGTGGGTCGAACTCACATCACCAAAAAGCCAACAACAAAGGATTTATCAACAGTCGAAACGAACCTTTATTATAAAAACATTCGTGATTGGTTGTTTATATATTTTGAAGTTTTAGCCCCTTTACCAAATGAGGATCTATCTTGACCGAAAAAATGAGAACTCAAATTTTATCAGGGTTTGCTTTAGTCGATGAGGAATGCGACGAAATGCTATTAGACCAAAAAAAAACACTAGAGGAAAGGCAACAAGTATATATTATACAGGTAAGAAATCTTAAAATGTGGGTGGAATTAAATAATGAAAAATAAATCAAAAATGAAAAGTTTTATTGATTCGTTGATAGATCATACATATGTTTTACACAACGATTGTACAAAACTTAGAGAGTACCAAGAAGCAAAGAAAGATGAAATATGCGACCTTAGTTTGGTTGTAATGGAAGGCCCTTACAGTGGACAAAATATTCAGGACATTATTGATATAAACCCTGACTATTTATTGTGGTATCACAGAGAGGGCGTTTTGAAACTAAGCCCTGGTATTTTAGGAAAGATATTTAATATTTTATAGAGTTTTGGGAGGCTGGCCATAATAATCATTTTTCATATTCTAAACTATGAAAAAGTATTTATCATAAATTGCTAATATCAACGGCCAGCTTCCCGATTTAACAAAAGGAAAAAAATGAAAAAATATTTATTATTATTATTGTTAACGGGGTGCATTATAAACCAGGATGATGTTGAAACAAATTCTTGGAATAAAGAGCCGCCCAAAATAACCCAAGAGGTTGTACATGATACCGTTATCGTTATCATACCAGAGTGTAGAGAAAAGAGGCTTGATTATTGCCTTTTGACCCCAGATAATAAAACCTTTTGCCAATTCTTACAGGGTGGGTGCCATGCGTTTTTAATGGGTGCCCCTGGTCACTCGTGTGTAAAATATAAAATTGTAGATTGCTATGAATAAACCAAGAGATTTAACCGAGCTACTAACTAAGGGCCCCTTAATACAGGCCGCCGAAGTAATTTGTAAAGAAAATAAATTATTATATGTTGAGGCTGAATTTTGGGAAAGAAAATATGATGAACTTAAAATTAAATTTGATATTCTTAGCCTTTCTATTGGCGACGATAAACCTACAGTCGCTAACTACGAAACAGTTAAACATAAAAGTAATAGTTAAAAGAGCTTGGCAACCTTACCCCGCCCCTGGTATATGCTTTGAGGTTGAAGGGGTTTATATTAGCGCTAGGTATGATTTAAATAAAAGGTCTTGTTTATGATAGATTTTTTAAAAGTTGGATTATTTGTAACTTGCATTATAATGTCTTATAGAGAACACCACTCATATAAAAAAACAAAAGATTTAAATTATCGGGTTTTATCTATGATGTGGATGATTATGGGTTTACTTATTAGATGCCAATAGATTATTATACTACCTGCAAGAGTGCTTTCGAGAGGGCTTCTAATCGTTGTGAATTCTGCAAGGTTAAAAACCATGTGGACCGCTGGAATGGTGGTAAAATCATTTCCGTTGTGTTATCTATAGTTCACCTAGACTATGACCCCGAAAATTTAGAAGTCGAAGAACACAGGCTTGCCGTACTTTGTCAAAAATGCTTAACCAAGTATGAGAAAAAAAAGGGTGATAAAAACCAAACAAATTTATTTTAGTTTTTTTTGATTATTTACTTTACAAACACTTGTAAATATATAGATTAGTAGAAAGAGAAAATTACAACCTGAATTTGCAATTTTCAAAATAACAATATAGCCCTATCCAACTCCTATTTATTTAGGACTGGTTTTCGTTCAGGTTGGCCTCTCTGGTTGGATAGGGTCTAAAAAGGATACAAATGAAAGAGCTTCCTTACTTCAGATTTACTTGCCAGGAATGGGACTCAGGAGATATTTCTCTTGAAAGTCATTCCACAAAAGGGCTTTTTATTGACATTTGTTCCTACTATTGGTCGCAGAATTGCGGCTTATCTCTGGACAAACTATCGAAGAAAGTCGGCAAAATGACGCAGAAGAGCCAGAGAAAGGCCAGAGATAAGCTGCTACTTCTGGCCAAATGCGGGGTTTTAAAGATAACTGGCGACAAGGTGAATATAGGTTTTTTGGATGTTCAACTGGCTGAAATCAACAAAAAACACGAGTTTCTTTCTAAAAAAGGAAAGGAAGGAGCTAAGAAAAGAGAGGAAAATAAACAAGCCCCCCTTAAGCCCCCCTTAAGCAATAAGATAGATAAGGATAAGGATAAGGATAAGATAGAGATAGATATAAAGAAAAAAAATAAAAAACACAGTTTTGATAAATCAATAATATTTTGCAAAATCAAATTCAAAGAAAGATTTCCTAATTGGGATTCAGAAATGTTAAACCACTACTACAACGCCGCCCTGGAATACTCAGGCTCAAAGGGTGCAAAATATCTTGATTGGGGTTTAGCAATTTCAAGCTGGCAGAGAAAAGAAAATTTAAAACAGAAGACGATTCAACACAACAGACCAAAATCGTTTAAGCAACAGGAAGAAGATGAGGCGATTGCCTACATGGAAAAAATTAACCAATTTACGGAGGATGTGAAAAATGGGAGAATGGAAAATACAGAGGCTCAACTTATTTCGAGCGGAGATAACGAAGATGTATTTGGCGTACAATAAGGTGATACAATCGAAAATAATAGACCAAAAAGCCGAATTGATGGCTGAAACTTTGGAGACTTTAAGCACTTCCAAAATATCAGCATTTTTTAAATATATTCGGGAAACTTGCGAAACACTGCCAGCCGACGGGGTTTTGAAAAGGATTCTAAAAACCAAGGCAAAAGAATATTCAAAGGCTGCAAAGGTTCTTGATGTCCCACTGATAGCCCCTGAGAGCCTCCCAGATGCCGAATGGCTGGCGAACTTCTGGGCAGGGTTGAAATTAGTGCAGATGGGAAAGATGACCCCAAAAGACGTTAAAAAGGAGCTAGGGATATAATGAATTATAATTGGAGGTTGAAAGATGGGTACCCAGAAAAAAATGGGTATAAGGTTTTTTCTTGTTTTAGTTGTGGTGGTGGGTCCACAATGGGGTATAAACTAGCAGGGTTTGAGGTAATAGGCAATAATGAGATTGACCCCAAAATGAATGAGTGCTATACCACAAACCACAGCCCTAAATATTCATTCTTAGAGCCTATACAGGAGTTTAAAAATAGAGAGGTATTACCAAAAGAATTGTATAATCTTGATATTCTGGACGGCTCACCGCCCTGTAGTAGTTTCTCAACGGCAGGTAGTAGGGAAAAAGATTGGGGAAAAGAAAAGAAATTTAGAGAGGGCCAAGCAAAGCAGATTTTAGACACTTTGTTTTTTGATTTTATTGACCTGGCCGAAAGACTACAGCCCAAAATTGTAATCGCTGAAAATGTAAAAGGGCTTTTGATTGGTGAGGCAATTCACTATGTAAGAAAAATCAACGAGGCTTTTGAAAAAGCGGGGTATTATATTCAACACCACCTTTTAGATGCTTCAAAAATGGGCGTTCCACAAAAAAGAGAAAGGGTGTTTTTTGTAGCCCTTAGAAAAGATTTAACACCACAATTTCAAAATCAAAAAACAATGTTCGACCAGGAGCCAGAATTAAAACTCGAGTTTAATGAGAAACCAATTTGTTATGATGAAATAAGGGAAGATGAAGGCAATAAAAGTGCTTACGGACTTGGAACTATGATTAGTAAATATTGGAAGATGTGTAAGCCTGGGTTTTCGTTTGACACGGTACACCCAAAAGGCAGTTATTTTAATGAAATGAAGCTGCACCCAAATAAAACACTACCAACAATACGGGCTAGTGGTCTACCATATGATTATAAAATTGAAAGAAAACTGTTTGATTCCGAAATATGCAAAGCGGGTTCTTACCCACAAGATTACAATTTTAGTGGGTCAACTCCAAATTACCTGATTGGCATGAGTGTACCCCCGCTAATGACGGCCAAAATAGCAGAACAAATAAAAACACAATGGTTAGATGAATTAGAGGTAGCCTTATGATCGAATTAGAAGAAATCAAAAAAGGCATTTTGGAGCTATGCAAAAAACACAATTGCTGCTTTCACATTGTCCACATAGGCGACAGAGAAACCCCAGTGATAAACGTAATGAACCTGGATTGCAAATCGTTTGATTTTATATTTGCCAAAGAGGGTAAAATGGTTCCCCTTAATTCTGACAGTAAACAAGTGAGCATGTTTTGAAACCATATTTCGAAAAAGAAAACTACCGACTATACAACGCCGATTGTATGGAGCTAATGAAAACCTACCCAGATAATCATTTTGAGCTTGCAATAGTTGATCCTCCTTATGGGATAAATGTAAATAGCAGCATGGGAAGACGAAAGGGAGATACAAAAAGCAAGTTCAAAAAAGCTTCTTGGGATTCTTGCCCACCCGAAAAAGAATATTTTATTGAATTGGAACGGGTTTCAAAAAATCAAATAATTTGGGGAGCTAATCATTTCATGGATTTAATTTCTAAGCGTTCCAGCTGCTGGATAGTTTGGGATAAGCTTTTTTCCGAGGAAGTTTCTTTTGCTTCTTGTGAACTTGCCTTCACTAGTTTTGATTCTGTAGTTAAAAGATTTTCATATTCTAGCGCAAGACCAGACGGAATTCACCCAACGCAAAAACCGATTAAATTATACGAATGGCTTTTAAAAAACTACGCAAAAGAAGGGGACAAAATTCTAGACACCCATTGTGGCAGTGGTTCAATTGCTATAGCTTGCCACTATATGGGGTTTGACCTAACAGCTAGTGAATTAGATGCAGACTATTGCAAGGCCTCAGTTGAACGGTACAAGAAAGAAACGGCTCAGATTTCAATGTTTTAAAATAAAACAACAAATGACTTGTTAAATCTATATAGAAAGTGTAAATTAATATTATGAAAAAAGATATAGAAAAAGAAAAACTTTTAAAAATGAAAAACAAGTTAGAACGGGAATTTGCAAAGGTTGCTAAATCTAAAAAAGGCAGCAAGATAGATTTCGCTTCCTGGCTTCGCAGTATTGCGGAAAAAGAAAAGAAAATAAAAGCAGAAGTATTAGACGATAAAAAACTTGTAGAGATGAGTAAGAAATTAAAAAGGGAATTTACAAAAGTTGCTGCACACGAAACCGGAAAAGGCGGGAAGTTTAGCTTTCATCTACGTGAAATTATGTGGAAAGAAATAGCAAGGTCTAAGAAAAGCAGAAAAAAATAAGGTTATATCCCCCACGAGGGCGGCAAGGGTTCCTTTTGATTTCATTTCCCCTTGCCGCCTATAAAATATTATGACTAAAATATTACCAAAAGATGCATATCTAAAAGATATCCCAGGGGCTTTAGTTAGAACCAAAAAGGGTAAAACTAAATTAAGTCCTGCCGGGGTTTCTGAGGAAACAATACAAAATGCCGTAGAGGACTATTTGAATTTTAAGGGTATTAAGTTTATAAGAATCCCCGACTCGATTTATAGAATGTGCAGCCCATTTACACGAGAAGGAAGGAACACTAAAATTTGGGTAGCAAAAGAAATAAAAGAATATTTGTCAGGTATACCGGATATTATAGCCCTAAAAAAGAATGGGGAATTAAGTAACTCTAACTTAGCTTTAGAGCTTAAAAAGAAAAATGCCAAACCCAGGCAAGCACAAATAAATTGGGCCTTGGGGATCACGGTACACTATCCAGACACGATAGATAAGGCTATTAATCTTATTGATAGATGGATGAAAGAAGAGGGCTAAAATGCCTAATAAGTTCGAGCGGTTTGATAAAAACCTCCAAAAACAGTTACTAGAGGCACGAAAAAGAATTAAATTAATTAATCAGATGCTAGTTGATGCCAATATTGTATGTCATAAAATGGATACGATGCTAAAAAGAAAAGACGAAGAAATCGAAATGCTAAGAGAAAGAATAAAAATCCCCTTAAAAATGGTAGCAAAACATGATATTAAAAAAATCGGAAGTTAGAATTGAATCCGCTGAATCAGGTTGTTTTTTAGTTATGACAAGAAGACAGTCGGAAATATACGGTATTAAGCCTACGATGCAAAAAAGGATATCCTTGTATCAAAATACCTTTAATAAAGTCGCAAAAAAACATTTATTATTTAATTCTTAATATCGCTTGTTTTTCTATATAGTTTTTTGTATTCTTTATATATAGAAATCAATTAAGGAAAAGATGAACAAACCACTAAAAGATTATACTCAAGAAGATTGGGAAAGGGTAGATAGACTACTTAATAAGGTTGGGGTTGAAATGGATAACTTCGAAGATTTTATAAAAAACCCCATCGAACATATGAAAAGAAAGCGGGCCGGAAAATGAATTTATATTTAATATCACAAGACATTAATAACGATTATGACACCTATGATTCTGCGGTAGTTGCTGCCGAATCTAAAGAGGAAGCAAGGGGTATTCATCCACATGAAGACTTCGGATCTGATGGTTTTGATATTGATTTCGATGACTGGGTAAGGCCCATTGATGCATATAAAATAAAAGTGGAATTAATAGGAACAACAGATAAAAAGAAGGGTGTAATATTATCTTCTTATAGGGCGGGATAAAATGATTTGTATTTTGTTAAATATTTTTTTAGGGATGTTGATTGGGTTGTTTTTCCCCTTATTCATCTATTATATATCGGTTCTTAGTGATCTTGATTTTGGAGACTACAAAACAAAGAAACAGTTTTTAAAAGATTTAATCCCGTTTTGGGGGTTTTTCCGAAAGAGAAACGATATTTTTAAAAATTTAGAATAAGGAATAAAATGATTAGCAAGGGATTAGCAATTACAATTGCAGTGGTAATAATAATTGGCTTAGGTGCCTGGGCTGAGAAGCTTTCACCAGGCAGCAAACCACAGCCAAACTTTTCAACATACTATCCAGGGGGTGAATAGATGGGACACAGTAAAGACACTAGGGAAGGAATGTTGATTGGTGAAAACTGTAACGAGTGCGGATCTTATCTAGACGATGGTGAAGGATTTCCAGTAACCTGTGATACTTGTGAAAATGGCCCCTCTGATGAGGAGAACTGGAGGAGTTTGGAGCAATGAAAATAAAGTGCAAGAATCCAGAGTGCGAAAGGGATGCTGTTAGAATTTGGTGCTCTAGCAAGTGCAGAGACAAGGCTAGGTATTTTAGTAATACGGCAAAATTCAAAGTTATAAGGCGATCTATTCCTAAAAATCCAGATGACGTTTACAGGTTTAAGATATGAAACCATGCGAGAATACAGAGTGCAAGGAAGAATCCAAATTAAGGTTTTGTTCTAGGAAATGCAGAAATCGGTATCACTATTTAAAACGAGAAATCTGGAAAATGCCAGGAGCGAAGGAAAAAGAAAATGATTAAAAAACTATGGAATTTGATTTTCCCTAAAATATACTTTGCTAGTTATGAGGGCAGAGTGCTTAGAGTAAAGTGGACCAACGGAAAGACTAGTATTTATCATGGTGAGTGTACTGTTTGGTTTCATTATCCAGAAATAAAAAGGTGTGGTTTTTTTCTTGAGGGACAGCTTTGTGATGTTTGGTCCTATCTCAAGGTACACGGAAACGATTACCCAGACGCTCATTTAAAAAAAGATGATAAATAACTTGGATTCTATATAGTTTGTTGTTAGTTTATATATATAGAAATCAAACAAAAGGAATACAATGATTATACACACGTTGGCTGTTAAAAATACAGAAGATTGGGGAAATTTTGAAGATTATCAAGTTGGGATTATTCAGGGCGAACTTGACACTATGGATATTGAAACCCTTATTGAATTGGAGTCAGACGGTAGTTACACGGCTGAAATTGTAGACTGTGAAGAACAAGAATTAATTATAACTATCATGAGTGGGAATGTTCAGGAAATTGTTGATTGCTTATCTAGCCAGTTTGAAAGCGAAAGAGAATTAAACGAAATGGTTTCACTAAAGCCGGTATTTACTTTAAAAAAAATAAGTTTAGCCAAAGCAGTAGTTGAAATTGATTGGGCGGTGGTTGTATGAGCATAGAGAAAAAACTAGAAAAGGCACTTGTCAAAAAATCATTTCAGGATGGGGTGATTCAAGGTATTAGGTTATTATCAAATTCAATCCTTGAAAAAGGAATGGAAGTCGATAATTTTGTTTTGGAACGATTAACCGATTTGACGATTAAGGAAGTAACCAAAAGATTTAAAGATTTGGAAGTCTCAAAGCAACCACAATATATTTTTGCAGAAAACAGAGGCGCCTATATTGAGCACATAAAGGCTCGTGAGTGGACCCAGGCATTTTATATCTATTTATACGCGCCTAGCCAATTAAGGGGCATAGCCAACCCTATTATTCATTATGTGGGCAATTACAGCAATAACCCCAGCTATGACTCAGTGAGAAGAATGGAACGAGAACGAACTTTTACAAATAAGGTGGAATAATGGATTTTGCAATGTGTTTTGTTTGTGTTGTTGTGCTTGTAATTTTGTTTCATGGTGACCCAAGTCTCATGGATGCTTTAATTCAAAATTTAATGTCAAATTCAAAATAAGGAATAAAATGTTTATACCAGGAACCAATATACTAGCAACCTATGAAGACTTAGAAAACGAAGTAAGGGCAGGGCGTCGCTCAATGCAAATTATGGGCTTAAGAACACAGCTTTTAGGTTGTGAACTTCAAAAGGTGGACAAAGGTAACGAGATTTTTGATTATAAAGAGGGCGTAATTGATAAGCCTATGCTTATTGCAATTAGGCAATTAATCAAGGATGGAAACTATGATAAATTTAGAGATGGCGCCAGGATTAACGTTAGAAGCCAGAATTTAACAGGGTAGAAATTAGATGATTAGGTTTGCCCTTGCCAAAGAAATTTGGTTTATAAATAGGCCAGGTTCAAGTCCTTGGCAATCATCTATAGGGTGTGGTCGCCATCCTGAAGGGGTTTAAATCCCCAGTGGCCTAAATTTTAAACAGAGGTTGCGTGAGTAAGTGGTGGTTTGGAAACCTGAGAGACAGAAAAGCTGGGCGGTACTAAAGGTCCTATCTTTCGCCTACCAGAGGCCCACTAAAATAACCGAAATAGGTAAAAAATGAACTTTATTAAAAAATATTATCAATTATTCCTTTTTTGGATGGACCTATTAACAAAGGTTAAGTTTTCAGATAGACCGGAACGACCCTATACACAAGATTATCTCAATGATTACCCTCGATTATTAAAGAAAACCCTTACCTATAGAAAATGGGTTTTAAAAAGAAAGATTCTATTGATGAAAATAAGCTATAAGAAAGCATTGAGGCGGTCTAAATGAATCATAACGAAATAGAAGCATTGGCAAAGCTAAGATTAGACGACCTTCGATATTTTGGGTTTAAATCAAGCCTACTTAAGCATGTTGAAGACCTAGCAGACAAAAACGAAATGTACGAGCCTATCAATATTCAATTTGTTCCAGATGCTTACACAATAGACAAAGAGAACAAAGCCTGTGTGATTTACGAGGTCGAGAACACGCACAAAATATCAATTGAAAAGCTAAGACATATTCACAAAGTGGCCTGGGATCTTGATTATTACCATTGGGATCTAAAACTAATAGCAGTGAGCCACAGAGGGGCAGCAATTGAAATCGAACTGAATTTTAAATAGGTGGTGGCGGAATAGGTATACGCAGTAAATAGGAGATACGGATAAACGACTATCATAGAAACTGTTTATCATGCGGGGTGACTATACGAGTTACCACCCCTCCTGAAAAGGGGAACGGCAATAGTTCTCGTCAAATCCCCGCCCACCTTTTTAAATTTCCATTTGGAATAAACAACTTTTAAACATAGACTATATAGAATGGCAGTAAAAAAGAAAACGATTAAAAAGAAACCCAAAAAACCCAAAACTCCAGGTAGACCTGAAGCGGTTATAGATTGGGATAGGGTGATAGCCTATTTACACGCTGGTTGCAATGGTACACAGATTGCAGACCTTATAGGCATACACCCAGATACTTTATACCTGGCTTGTCAAAGAGTTCATAATATGGGTTTTTCGGAGTTTTCACGCCAAAAGAAGGAATCAGGGGTCGCACTCATAAAAGAAAGTCATTATAAGCTCGCAATAGAGGGCAACGTTTCAGCACAAATA